CTGTTTTAGGAGCAAAGTGGTGTGATGCTTGCAACAAATTAAAAGACCGTATTGGTCATAGAGATGACATTAAATTTTTAGATATTGACCAAGCAGATGCATTCAACTTATTTTGTGATCTAAAATTAAAAAATAAAGTAAAAAAGATTCCTGTTATTTTGAAATACCATAATGAGATTGTAATGGTAATATCGGAAGAAGATTTGTAAAAGTTTCTTAATACTTGTTAAGAATCTTTTTTATTGTAAAAGGTGTTTAAGTTTGGATTTGGCGTGATGTCTGCCTCCTTCTTCTTCACCTTTAACTTTTTTCATACCTTTCATCAAACCCTTGACGTATTTGCCAATGTGAGTTGATGACATTCTTCCACCAACAGTGCGTGCATAAAGTGTTTCATCAACCACATTAACTGGATGTTCAGCCTTGGCATCAAGAACGCTCTCACGTGAGAGGACCGCTGTAAAAAACTGACTGTTGCCGAGTTGTGTCACACAAAAACCCTCGTTGATGCACATAAGAATACCTTCTGGTTGTACCTGGAAAGGATATTGGTTAAGAACACCTTGTAGCTGAATTTGAACGTTGAACTGACCAATTGAGCCGTTGGATAGGAGACCGTTTAGACTCAAATCTTTTGCACAGTTGACTACAATCATACTTCCAAGAGTTGGAACAGTGACTGCAACACCAGCTTGGATGGCGTTTGCCTGTCCCTTGAAAGAGGTGTATGATTGGTTGCTGCCGTTGGTCTTTGACATATTGTAGATGTTGACATTATTAGCAGATGCGATAAGACCGCTCTGGTTGTTGAATGTGATGCTGACTTGTCCGACTGATAAGAAACCATCCGTGTAAGCCCAGTTTTGACTTGAAATTGGAACTCGCAAGGCGAATACCATCATCGATGGGACTTGACTCAGCTGAATGTTCTGGAATGTAACATTGTAGCCACCAGTAGAGGCAGTCATTACTGGACTGTTTGAGGATGGTGAGATGTATCTGTCGTATGAGGTGTAGTTGGTCACCGACTTGGTGGAGATTTGAGAGTATTGTAAATCAGATAGAGTCAAAAAGTTGAACAATAGTTTGGAGTTGGTAAAGCCAAGAGAGTTGGAGGCTGGGTTTCCGAGCTGAATGCTGGTAATGTAAGAATTCCAGCCAGCTGCTCCTGCCGTGCAGTTTCCAGTTGTCCATACTTTGGAGCAGGCACTATCTACGTTCATCGTCATAGCAATATTGTTTAAGCCGATCAACCCTGCTCTGTTGAAATCGTTGGAGATGAATGGAGAAAGACACAAGAAAGGTTCAGTAAGACCTCTGAAAGTCAAGTAGATGACCCAGGTGTTGTTAGCACCAGTAGAGACTGGGCTGTTGTCAGTAAAAACTCCTGCAACATATCTGTTGATGGTAATCGAGGCTGGGTAAGCACCGTTTGGAACACGAGCATTGTCGTAGGCCATATCGTTCATATTTCCCATAGGGTTAGAGTTGGATAGGACTGCATCTGCATATGATCCCCAAGTCTCATTGACATAGTCAGGCGTTGTTGAGTTGAGTTTATCTAGTGAGTTTTTATCTTCCAATAGTTTGATGAAAGCCATCACATCCTTATAGTTGGTAGAGGATGTGGCGTTGTTGATTGTGAGCGAGGCGGTCGTGAAAAGGGATTGCAAAGGATAACTGTTTAGTGAGTCAGTCAAACCATATTGGAATGCTGAACTGCCTGTAGGAACATTCGCGCAATTAATTGTTAAATTTAAATCGGATTGTAAAAGCACTCTTGCATCGGAACAAATGGATTCTGATGGGATTTGAATGTTTGCCGTTAGCGAGGAGTTCGAGGCACTGTTGAATGGGAATTGCTGGTATGTATTTTGCTGTGGACCGTTAAATACAGCATAGTTAATTTCAGGGGTGAGGTCCGCGATTCGGCTATCCGTAACTGTAACTGTGCGAACATCAGACATTATATTCTTAAATTAGAAACTTTTTTAAGTAAATTGGATTTATTTTATCTAGGAAAATTCAAAATCCCAAAATCTGCTAAATGTTGAATAATATAGGCATCATAGGCGCATGCCGCTTCTTCCTCTGTATCAAATCTTCCAAGATGAATGGTTTGATACATTACTTTAATTCTTGATTGCCATTTATTACGACTTGAGTCCCAATTTACTCCTTTATATTTGGAAGAACCACCTCGTTTAGGAACATTCATAGCATTATCAGATTTAGTTGCCCATCGTAAATTAGAGGCACAGTTATTATGCTTGTTTTGATCAATATGGTCTATACAAGGTTTGTTGTCTGGATTTTCCACAAAAGCATTTGCAACCAAAGTATGTATTCTTGATTCTGAAACATTTTTCTTATCGTCGTAAAGTTGAACTGATAAATATTCTCCACATTTTCGTGGTGTTAGCAATTTACCATCTTTATAACGCTTATATGTTTTCACATTCCCCATATTAGAAACTTGATAAAATTCAACCCCCTCAATTGGTCTCCAAATTTCTTCCATTGTTACTGTATATAGTGTGTAAATCTTAAATCAATTTTTACATTATTGCCTTAAGATGTCTAAAGGCAGTTTTTTTAAAAAATCCTAATTTGACTGATGCAGTGCTTCCACTGTTTAAGAATATGGGATATAAAATTCCAGTTCTTGCTCGATACCACAATGTCCAATCAAGATTGTATAAAGGCTCACTTGAATTCATCTCAAACAATTGATATTGTCCTTGAGGTATATATCTAATACACATTTGATCAGTTGTAACATTATACTGGAAATCTACAAGAATTTGCAAGGATGAACTGTTATTAGTTGAAACCGGATAATTTTCACCATTGTATTGGATTTGTGGAACACCTGTTTGCACTCGTATAGATGGTATATAAGTAGATGTAATAACAATGTCAGTTATCGTATTCCAAAGGGTAATGCTTTTTGATTGTTGTGTGTTTAACATCGTATCATTTGTCGTGTCTATTAAAGATGTATTTGAGTTCATAATAATTTGATGTTGATTTTGCCCTCCAACTTCAATATAATATTTAGCAAATTGAAAAAGATGATACAAAGGAGAGTTCATAAAAATAAGAGTAGGAATTGCGACAGTCTCATTGTATATAGATGCAGTTGCAATTATACTAAACAAACTTGTGTTTGAATCAAAAATCAGTTTAGGAGGTTTATTTGCTGGTAATGCTGGAACTAATACTCTTAAATTATTGTATGCTGTTGCAAGTGCCGTATTTACTAAACCCATAAAATATTGGTACGAATAGAGGTTGTAATATCCACTTTGATTATTTGGAACACCATTTGGATATTGAGAAGGGCCTAAAGGAACTTCTGCTTCCAAGTTTTGTGGTTCAAAGATGATTGATTGAGTAACAACATTTACACCATATTGTAAAGTTATACTATATATAGTTAAATTAGGATTAGATTGATAAGGTGTTATTTCAGGAACAATGACTGGTATTGATGTGTCGTTTAAATAGACAGATACAATTGCTCCATAATATTCTTCTGGATTTTTTATATAAGGGATTGTTCTTGATTGATTATAGGTAGCATAAGGAGGCACGCCAACTTGTGTTCCAAGATTGCAGGCAATTGAATCAAAATAGACTACATCCGGTTCTTCCATTATATTAAGGAGAAATAAAAAATAATTAATTTATTTTTTTATTTAATTATTATAATGAGTTCCTATATGTCTCCGTATATGATTGACGAAATCAACGCTTCTAAAAAGTCTTATATTCACGAAACGCCTCAATATCATCACGAACAGTTTTTAAGCCAACAGCAAAAAAGGTTTAGTAATCGCAAAAGTGATGGTCGCCATCCTTTTTCTCAACAACCATCTCAAACAATGTATGAAGACCCTCTTGTTGTCGGTTCTACTCATCATCGTTTTGGTAACTTTTTGGAATATAACAACAGGGCTATCTCAAGTGAGACGAAACATTTGCACGGAGGAGCTTTAATGTATAAGCAACCTCACGGAGGAGAAATGAGTGATTCTTGTTCTGATTATTCTTCGGATGAGGAAGGAGGTGAGTTGGAGAAGAAATCTCGCGATGAATTGTTGGAAATGGTAGAAGGTGCAGGAATTTATAGCGATTATATTAAACCTGCTGGAAGATTTCTTGGTAATGTTGGCAAGGAGGTATTTAATGATGTTATTGTTCCAGTTGGCAAAGAGTTGGTCAAAGATGCCGTAAAAGGCGCTGTAATGGGTGCTGTTGTTGGTGCTGGAAAAGGAAGACGAGGCAGACCAAAGGGTAGCAAGAACAAGCCTAAACAAGCAAAAGGTGGTATGGATCCTCCTGTTGTAGAGGCAGTTCATCTTGAACACTTGGTCGCTCCAAAAATTAAGAAATCAAAAAAAGTGATGAAAAATGTTATCGATGAAATTAATCGTGTAGAAAAGGAAAAAGAGTTTGAGGAAGGTATGATAAAAGCTGAACCAAAAGCCAAAAAACCAAGAGGCAAAAAAGTGTTGAAGAATATTGAGGACGAGTTACATCGTGTAGAAGGTGAAAAAGCAATGGAGAGTAAAAAGGAAAAAGCATTAAAAGCAACTCAAGAGGCAATTGCAATGATTCCTCCTAAACCAAAGGTAAAACGCGGTATGACGGATAAAGCTATAGAGAGAGTTGAGATTGTCAAAAAAGTGATGAAGGAAAAAGGTCTTAAATTGGGAGCTGCTTCAAAATATGTTAAGGAGCATAATTTATGGCAACCTGCTAAAGGAACTTGGCTATAATGTAAAATTATGAAAACTATTTTGTTTTGATAATTTATTATGAGTAGGAAT